TCATTATTGGAGACGGAGCATTTAAGCTATCTATAGATACAAACCTAAGCCAGTATCCAATAATAGAGTTTTATCCTGGCGACAGGGTAGAGATAATAAGAGAACGCGGCAGAGTGAAAGAGGTTGTGTTTAAGACAGTATATACAGTTAAGAATCAAGAATACATTCTGCTTGAGACGTATGGAAAAGGTTATATTACATATATGCTCACAAGAGATAACAAAGAATGTGATATTAGCAATGTGCCGGAGCTTGCAGGTTTAAGACCTGTAACATGGGAAGATAAAAGCTTTATGATGGCCATACCTCTTATGTTCTATAAATCAGCAAAGTTCAAGGGTAGAGGCAAAAGCATATATGACAGTAAGATAGATGAATTTGATGCACTGGATGAAGCATGGAGCCAGTGGATGGATGCCTTAAGACATAACCGTACAAAGGAATATATACCCGAGAATTTACTTCCTCGAAATCCAAGTGATGGAGCTGTTATGCTGCCAAATTCATTTGACAACGCTTATATACAGTATTCGTCTCCTATGGCAGAAGGAGCAAATTATAAGATTGAAAGAGAACAGAGTGAAATACCACATGAAGGGTATCTTGCTACATATATCACGGCACTTGATCTTTGCTTACAGGGAATCATGAGTCCTTCTACATTGGGAATAGATGTAAAGAAGCTTGATAATGCAGAAGCACAGAGGGAGAAGGAAAAGGCAACGCTGTACAGTAGAAA